CTATTAGTAAGTAATTTCTTAGACCCAGATGCGCCAGATCCAGCACTATATCCAAAAGGTATGTTGCTATGGAACTTACGTAGAAGTGGATTCAATGTTAAGAAGTTTGTTCGCAACAGTATTGATGTAAATGCAGATAACGGACGTCAAGGCGATGAAGCAATGACAAATTATTATCCACATCGTTGGGTTACTGAGTCAGCTAACGAAGCAGATGGATCAGGATCGTTTGGACGTAAAGCACAACGTAAAGTAGTTGTTCAAGGATTACAATCAATGCTTAACAGCAATGAAGAAATTCGCGATAACGAAACCAGACTATACAACTTAATTGCAACACCAGGTTATCCAGAACTAATTGGAGAAATGGTATCTCTAAACTACGACAGAGGACTAACAGCATTTGTAGTAGGTGATACACCATTTAGATTAGCAAGTGATGCAACAACACTTAACAACTGGTCAACAAACGTAAACTTAGCATTAGAAGATAACGATGCAGGACTTGTTACAAGTGATGAATACTTAGGTGTGTTTTATCCAAGTTTATTCACAAGTGATAACGCAGGTAACAATGTAACAGTTCCGGCATCACATGGTATCTTAAGAACCATTGCACTCAGCGATCAAGTATCATTTCCATGGTTTGCTCCAGCAGGAACAAGACGTGGTGGTGTAACAAATGCTACTGCAACAGGATTCATCAATAGTGAAGGTGAATTCAACAGTATTGCACTTAACGAAGGCCAAAGAGATACACTATATCAAAGCAATGTTAACCCAATTACATTCTTAACAGGTGCAGGTATCACAGTATTTGGACAGAAAACTCGTGCAAGGAATGCAAGTGCATTGGATAGAGTTAATGTTGCAAGACTTGTTGTCTACTTACGTAGTCAGCTAAACAGCCTAGCTAAACCATACTTGTTTGAGCCAAACGATAAGATTACACGTGATGAAATCAAACAACAGGTAGAGAGCTTGTTAGTTGAGTTAGTAGGACTAAGAGCATTGTTTGACTTCTTAGTTGTATGTGACGAAACAAACAACACACCAGCTAGAATTGATAGAAACGAATTATACGTTGATATCGCAATCGAACCAGTGAAGGCAGTAGAATTTATTTACATTCCGCTACGTCTTAAAAACACAGGAGAGATAGCAGGTCTTTAATATCATAAAATAGGGGGTGAAATAAAAACCCCCTACAAATGATAAATACTTGTGTATTAAGGAGAAACAATAGATGGCAATCTCAACTCTATTAAATTTAACAGTTCCATTAGCAAACGATAGCAGCTCAAGCAGTCAAGGTTTGTTAATGCCGAAACTACAATATCGTTTCCGTGTTACACTAGAAAATTTTGGTGTATCTAAAGAAACTCAAGAATTAACAAAACAAGTAATTGATGCCGCTAGACCAACAGTATCTTTTGATCCTATTCAACTTGATGTTTATAACTCAAAAGTATACCTAGCAGGTAAACATACTTGGAACACAGTAAGTTTGACACTACGTGATGATGTAAATGGTAGTGTTCAGAAAATGGTTGGTGAACAACTACAGAAACAATTTGATTTCTTTGAGCAAGCAAGTGCTGCTTCAGGTATAGATTATAAGTTCGTAGAACGTATTGAAATACTTGATGGTGGTAACGGCACTAATACACCAGGCGTATTAGAAACTTGGGAACTATACGGTTGTATGCTTACCAACGTTGAATATGGTGCATTAGCATATGCAAACAATGATCAAGCAACAGTAACACTTACAATGCAATACGATAACGCAGTGCAGTTGGGTGTTGGAGTTGGTATCAACGGCGTGAAACAAAAACGCTCAACCAGTAATGCAGGAACTTCAGCAACTGGTTAATCCTAACTAAGATTGCCATACAACAAAAGGAGCTTTATGCTCCTTTTTTTGTTTATATACGCACTTATTATATATAGATAAATACAATATGTCCAAGTTTAGTGCATTTTTTGATAACAATAGTAGAGCAGGAACACTTGCAGATTTTGCACATGCAGATGCATTGTATGTGCGTAATAACCTACGTCTATCTCCTAA